CCTGTGGACTGAGGTGCTGGTCACAAGCTGGAATAGCGAAGATATGGCGATACTGACCATGATTCTGACTTTTTGGTTTGTAGGGAGGGTCTACGAACGCAGCAAGTGAATCCCTAAAAGTTGCTACAAAGCTGTGCATAGAGTTTGAGGGGTTCAGTGCTACACCGTATATCTGCCCCGCTGGATACCCTAGCATTGGTTTTGGAACCGTTTTCAAACCCGACGGTACTAAAGTCACTATGCAGGACACCTCCATCAGCGAAGCAACTGCCCTTGAGTGGTTATCGAGTACTCTCGAAACAACGTATTTAATTGGCGTTTTGAAAGCATCGCCTAATTTGCTAAGATACCCGCAAGCCCTTGGCGCAATAACAGATTTCGCGTATAACTTAGGCACTGCAAGATACCGGGCTAGCACCCTGCAACGGAAAATTAACGAAGAGAACTGGCCCGAAGCTATAACCGAGCTGCACAAGTGGCGTCGAGGAGGAGGCAAAGTACTTCAAGGGCTTGTGCGTAGACGCGCAGCCGAAGCCAAATTTTTACGGAGCTAGTGCATGTCGTTTCAGAAACTACAGTTAAAACCCGGAGTGGACCGCGAAAACACGCGCTACGCTGCCGAAGGCAGTTGGTACGAAACTGATAAAGTGCGGTTTAGACGGGGTATGCCTCAGAAGATCGGTGGGTGGGCACGCCTGTCCAGTGCGACTTTTCTTGGTGTCTGCCGTTCCATGTTCAATTGGGTAACGCTTGGTAGGCAAAATCTTGTTTCTGTAGGCACTAACCTCAAGTACTACATTGAGCGTGGCACGGCTTACTACGATGTTACCCCCATCCGCAGCACAGTTACCCTGACTAATCCCTTCACGACAACTTCCGGTTCGGCTGTTGTTTTGGTTACGGATGTTGCCCACGGTGCGCTTGCAAATGACTTTGTAACTTTTAGTGGAGGCACTGCGGTAGGTGGCCTTACGCTAAATGCCGAATTTCAGATCAGTTTTATTAACGACGATTCCTACAATATAACAGCCGCGTCTGCGGCTTCCTCTAGCGCGGTGGGGGGCGGCACGGTTACTACGGCATACCAAATCAATACAGGTAACGCAATTGCTGTACCTTTTGTCGGTTGGGGCGCGGGTACTTGGGGTTCGGGGGAATGGGGTATTGGGGACACTACAAACGCCCCCATCCGTTTATGGAGCCAAGCTAACTTTGGTGAAGACCTATTCTTTACTTACCGTGGGGGTGTACCTTTTTACTGGGAAGCAAGTAACGGGGTAGCCACCCGAGCGGTCTATGTGTCTGCGCTTGCCGGTGCGTCAGATGTTCCTACTGTAGTTAATAAAGCATTCGTATCAGACATCTTCCGATTTGCGTTCTGCTTTGGTGCAAACGAGTTGGGGTCCGTCCCACTCGACCCGATGCTTATCCGTTGGTCTGACCAAGAAGACGTAGCTAACTGGACTCCTGCTGCTACTAACCAAGCTGGTAGCCTACGGTTATCCAGAGGTAGTGAGATCATCACCACACTCCAAGCGCGGCAAGAGATTCTAATCTGGACTGATACTGCCCTGTATGGCCTTCAGTACTTAGGTGCTCCAGAGGTTTGGGGTGCGCAGTTACTCGGTGACAACATCACCATAGCAAGCCCTAACGCAGCGGCGTACTCCGGCAACATAGCTTACTGGATGGGTAAGGATAAGTTTTATATCTACGACGCTACGGTTAAAACGCTGTCATGCAGCATCCGCAGTTACATATTTAATGACTTTAATTCCGCTCAATATGAACAAGTAATAGCGGGTACTAACGAGCGGTTTGACGAGATTTGGTGGTTTTATTGCTCTGCGGACTCTACTCAGATTGACAGTTACGCAGTCTATAATTACGAGCAAGGTATTTGGTATTACGGCACGTTAGCACGCACTGCTTGGATTGACTCCGACTTGAGAGACAACCCGGTGGCTGCTACGTACAGTAACAACTTAGTTAACCATGAAGTGGGTTATGACAACAAAGAAACTGCAACTACGGTAGCAATCACAGCTACGATAGTGTCCTCTGAGTTTGACTTGGACGACGGCGAAAGGTTTATGTTTATCAACAGAATGCTACCAGACGTAACCTTTGATGGGTCTACTGCCAATAGCCCTGCTGCGGTAATGACTTTGTTGCCTCTGGAAAACTCTGGCTCTGGGTATAATAGCCCTGCATCTGAAGGTGGAAACGATAACGCTACGGTAACGCGGTCTGCTGTGGTGCCAATTGAGAAGTTTACAGGACAAGTATTTGTCCGAGTGCGTGGCAGGCAAATGGCGTTTAAACTTGAATCGACTGCTATTGGTGTGGCTTGGAAACTAGGTATACCCCGTTTGGATATGCGCCCTGATGGTAGGAGGGGGTAGTGGCTAATGAACGGCTTCTACAAAAGATTCAAATACCTGCGCTGCCAATACCCAAGGAAAGCCCGCTCAAGCAGTATTTAGGTGACCTGAACAACATTTTACGTTTGTTTTTTAACCTGCTAGGAAACGGAATAAATACATTATTAGGGGAGTTTGGCGGTAGGTTTTTAAGTCTTCCTAACGCTAAGTTTTTCTCTACTACGGACCAAAGTGCTGCGGCTATAAACACGGCCTATGCGTTGCAGTTTGAGAACTCGTATTTAACAGAAGCTATAAGTGTAACGGGAGCACCAAAGACAAAAATAACCCCAACGTATTCGGGGGTCTATAACTTTGAACTGTCGGTAGAGTTAACCAGTAGTAGTGCTACCGCTAAGGAGTTGTCTTTTTGGGTACGCAGAGACGGGGTAAACGTAGCAAATACGGCTAGGGTGCGTGTACATCCGTGGGTATACCTTGTATCTGGTTCGGGCGGTACAGATGCTTTTGAATACAATTTTACTATAGACGTAACAGCAGGACAGTACATAGAGCTTATGTGGGCAACAAACGATATAGACATAATAGTTGATTACAAAGCGGCTTCAGCCCCGCGCCCTGCCGCGCCGTCTACTTTGTTAACAGTAACTTTTGTGTCAGCGTTACCTGAAACGCTACCGACACCGTAACGCAAGTGAATCAGTGAGAAGAATATGCCATATGTAGTCCCCCGCCCACATAACCCCAACGCCGTAAATGCGCAAGGACTTATCAGTCTTCAACGTGTTGCTGGTAACTCTACGGGAGCGGTAGTGGACCCTGCCGACTCCGACTATGGCGGTCCTACATTCGAGGACATACTTTTTTCGAATCGTGCAACGACTCTATACGATGTTGCTGGCGGTTATGACCCTGTTTTATTACAGAGTATTTACAACAGTCTTACACCGAGTGATGGACCAAGCCCTCAGATTGGCGCAGGGGCACCCAACGTCCTTGGCGGGGTAAAAACCGCTGCGGACAAAGCTAAAGATATTGCGGACGCACTGCTCGTTCAAATTAAAGAGTTCCTCCGGTTTTACGAGCAAGCGCAACTAGTGCTTAACCCCGTAACAAAGAAGGCGACTATAGTATTTGGCACCCCCCCAGCGGGGCAACCTGTTATACAAGCGGGCAACCTGCCCCGCTCAAACACCAATGTGGGCGTAACAACCGGTATCCCAATTCTAGATCAAGCCATTAACTCAGTTCTTAACAAGCCGGGTGGACTAAAAGATTCCGGCAGTATACGACAGGCAGTCATTGATATTATTGCCGAGCAGTCGGGGCTCCCATCCGCTGCCACCGCCGCTATTCTCGGGAAAGACTTGGAGACGATTGTTGCCACCGTTTACGCCGATGTAGCAAATACTGCGGCTACGGTTGGTATAAACTTTTTAGGGGAGGAAGAAGATGACGTTGTTGACAACGTAATTAAAAACACTGACACAGCCGATTCAATTGTCACTGACACTGACACTAGCACTGACACAGCCGATTCAATTGTCACTGGCACTGGCACGGACGATTCAATTGTCACTGGCACTGGCACGGACGACCCCTACTCAATTGTCACTGGCGCTGACACAGGCGATTCAATTGTCACTGGCACTGGCGCAGGCGACTCAACCTCTATTGTCACTGGCACTGACACAGGCGATTCAATTGTCACTGGCACTGGCACTGGTGATTCAATTGTCACTGGCACTGACACAGGCGATTCAATTGTCACTGGCACTGACACAGGCGACTCAACCTCTATTGTCACTGACGTAGCCGATAAAATTGTCACTGGCACTGGCGACTCAACCTCTATTGTCACTGGTTCGGGCGGTGGCGGTGGTGGTGGCGGTGGTGGTGGCGGTGGTGGATTGGGTGAAACAGGTGTTACCCCTACAGGTGGTATGCGTAGAGTGTCCACTGAGCAAGCGGGTGTTGCTAATATAACTAATACGTACGATCCAAGCCTGTCTCTTGCAGAAAATATAGATAGGATATTAGGCAAGGGAAAACAAAAACAATTTGATGCCGTAGACAGCGTATTGATGTATGGTGGCGGTACAGTGCAAACCGTTGATTTAAATAACGAATTGTTAAAAATTTTAAAAGGTCGCTAAAAATGAATACAATTAC